CCACCCAAAGAAAGGAGCTATCTTAAGCAACGAAAACGGACCTAGCAGTGCAGCGATTTTCCGCTGCGCAGTGTGAATTACACTGTCAACGAAGGGGTTGGAACCCCAACGTCTGCAAAGTGTTAGTCTATCATTCGTTGCACGACAACTCGCCTCGGAAGCGATGAACTTCGCGAGGGCCACGGCCTTCGCGTCGACCTTAGTCACCAACCCCTTCCATTTAGAAAGGAATTCGGCGACCATATAGTCTCCAGTAAGGGCTTTGTGGTCTTTCTCCGTGTAACTACCAATCGGGAGCTCCAGTTCGGCGAGTTGTCTATGTTCGCCGTACTTGAATCGGAGCCAAGCACCGAGAGATAGCGGAGTATCAACCGTCTTACATAGCGCATGGAAAACATGTAGCATAGGGGGTAACCCTTAAATGTAAGAGAACCCGGCATGGCGCCGGGCGAGTGTCACTTCATCCTCCCCGATTCAAGGGGATGGAAACGCACCGACCCACCGAAGTGGATCAGTTGCGCCAGTTCTCGAGTTGCTCGATGAACGTGATGAAGTTGGCGTCGGCGAGCAGGTTGGCCTTCATCTTGCGGAGATCCTTCCGGTCTTGCAGGACGTCGCGCGACGAGAAGATGAACTCCTCGACGCTGCGATCGACATACGCGACCGTGGGAGCCGTTTGATAACCGGCCGAATTGACGCCGACGATCTCGAGGACGGGCTTGTGCAGCCCGACTCGGACGCGGTTGACCCGGTTGGCAGACGCGATCGTCCCGTTCGTCGGCGGCGGCGTGCGAACCAGCTGTGCGCTGATCCGCCAGTAGCCGTCCGGCGTGGCGAGGGATCGGTCTTCCCACCAGAAGATGCCTTGGGCATCGAACCCGAGTGGGTTGAAAGTGTGGTTCACAGGGGTCGCCTGTGCGTCTGCGAGAACGATGTTCGCAACTGCGGGCATAGAGTTTTAGCTCCGTATTAGCGATTGGTAAATCGGTGGTTGCCCACCCACGGACAGTTTTATTCCGCTCACTGCTGGTCACAGAAGATCACCGGGGACCGGTACCCTTTGAAACGAACAATGAAAGGAGCGATGCGGCACTGAAAAGCCGCTCCCACCCTAGTTTGCACTCTGGTACTGGAGCCGACGGGAAGAGAGTCGTCTCCGTTCTAGTCTTGAAAGACTGCACCATCGACGCATCGCCAGACCCGAAGGACTGGACCGCGCCGCTGTTGTAGTTGATCACCAGAGTCCCTTGGTTCGTGCACCTGCTCGTGTGGGTAACGTACCCCCCAGGAGCGCTTGCTGCGAACAGCAGTGCACTTTCCATATTGCGAAGGAAACCTCCAACGTTTATAAACCAGTCAACAACAAAACTGGCCGTCGTCAGTTCCCAGGCAAGCGTCACCGGATTCAGTGACATATAGTTCGCAGCGCTGACTAAGCGCGATTGCGGGATTACAAAGACCGCTTTGATCTCGCACCGCTCCTGAAGCCTCCAGCGAACAGTTTCCTGTCCACTAGATCCCAGGTCGTAGGTGTTTTGACCCCAGTTGTCCTGCGAGGCCCGCGCCCGACAGCGAACTATGTGGTTCGATGTGAAATCAAGCATTTGCTGCATAGTGCCGTACATGTCAGTCGCCAGGGGCTTCCAACCATACTGGTACTCGAGCCAACGCCGACCCCATTGTTTAGGGTGAAATCGACGAACGAACCGGACTATCTTACTTGCGTCCCCAGCCAATTTCTCGGCCAGAGGAATCAAGTGGTCCCGGTATTCTCTCAATGCTGCAATCGTCTGCTTTGCCTCAGCGGCATTCACGGCCCAGTCCACGTCACCGCGGACTTTGTCGTAAAGTTTGCTAAGAGCACGATTGTACAACACCGAGGAGTTGAGACCCGGAACTTTCCCGCCGCCAGGGATGGCGGTCCTGGAAAATGACATGATCCGCCCATTCTCCTGTACTGACGTCGCCCAAGACGTAGAGGTCGAAGTTTTGGCCCCGACATAATCTTGTGTAACGGTTTTCAGGAATGCGTGTGGATTGACCGCGTACTTATCCGGCTTGCGAGGGCCGGTGTAGTCAGCAAGTACCTGAAACTGGTCGTAATACGTCGCCGGACTAGACCAGGTATCAGTGACTGTGCCATCGGCCGCCCTGCTTTGCAGCAGGGTAGGCAGAGTGCGTGCTTCAAAGCGGTTCTTCATGTCAGTCTCTTTCTCTAGATTAAGGTGAAAAGCGCCATCGCAAGCGCACTCGGTGGTTAGCCGAGCTTATCACCACGGCTCTAAGGGCCATGCGGATAGCATCCGCGGTGGGAAGGAAGGAAGGTTTTGAGCCCTTCCCACCATTCCACATCGTATTTAGATCCTACTTCCCCTCAAAAGGAAGAACGCTCTTGTCGACCCAATACTTAGGGTCTGATGTTGTTGCAACAACAGCATCGATCAGCCACGACCTGAGCAGAAGCTCAGGGACATTTACATGCTGGTGTCGAAACAAGCGCATTGGATCAGGGTAACGCACCCAAGAAGCCCCCTGCCGGGGG